TCATAATGATTTTGTTGATAAACACAATCAAACTCCAGATACTTGGGCAAAGAAGAACATGAAAGAAGAAACCAAATCGGGAGATGAAGGTCTTCGTGATTGGTTTGGCAAATCAGAATCAAAAGATAAAAAACCAGGTTGGGTAAATGTTGTAACTGGTGGAACTTGTGCAAGTGACGAACCTGGAGAAGGAGTTCCAAAGTGCGTATCTTCTCAGAGAAGAGCAAATATGTCCAAAGAAGAAAGATTATCAGCATCAATAAGAAAAAAAGTAGAAGATTCAGGACAACAAGAAAAATCTGGTGCTGCAAAACCAACAAATGTAAGGACAGAAGAAATGGATCTCCAAGAAGTAAAAGATAAACCAGGTAAAGGTAGTGGAAAAAAAGATGCCTGTTACAGTAAAGTAAAATCAAGATATGATGTTTGGCCTAGTGCATATGCATCTGGAGCACTTGTCAAGTGTCGCAAAGTTGGTGCTGATAATTGGGGAACAAAATCTGAAGATTGTTGGGATGGATATAAGCAAGAAGGTATGAAAAAGAAAGGTAAAAAGATGGTTCCAAATTGTGTTCCAGTAAAAGAAGCATCGGAAATGAAGAGATATTGCCCAAAATGTGCAAAAGAAGAAACTCGTGATGAGTGTAAATATGGGAAAAAATATTGGGATATGTTCTCAATGCCGATTACTCTGAAGGACTATACACCAAATACTCCTCATCCTGGAAATATGCCAGAGGAAAAGGATCATGAGTATTCAATGGCACGTTCGGAACTGAATACAATTGCGAATGCTACAAAGAGATTGAAGAAAAAGATGAAAGGAGAAGGTAATATTGAAGCATGGGTTCAGTCAAAGATTACTAAAGCAGCAGATTACATTGATACGGCCGCTGATTACGTTGATAGTAGAGAAAGTAAAGTAAATGAAGATACTACCATCGAGGATGCAAATGGGAATACCTTCATTAGAATCATTGACATTATTAAGGCAGACCGTTTAGTTAAGGAAACAATTAGTCCAACTATTCCTGGAGGAAAATCTCCATATAAGAATCCATCTCTTCCAAAAGAAAATCCGGACGATGTGAAGATTAGAATCATAAAAGGTAAAGAACCACAATTACCTTTGGCAAAGGGAGAAGGTGGATCTCCTGGTCAACCATACAATGCACCAAAAGAAGATCCAAAAAATCCTTATGTTCCCGCACCAAAAAGACCAAAACTTCAATTAGCACATTATGAGTTTGAAGGCAAAACTCTTTCTCAATTTATGATTGAAGCATCCGCTGCTTGGCAAAGAAAAGAGGGAAAGAATCCTGAGGGTGGTCTAAACAAAAAAGGGATTGCTTCTTACCGCAAAGAGAATCCTGGATCAAACCTCTCACTTGCGGTTACAACAAAACCTTCAAAATTAAAAAAAGGATCAAAATCGGCAAATCGTAGAAAGTCATTTTGTAGTCGTATGTCCGGCATGAAAGCAAAATTAACAAGTGCAAAAACTGCAAATGATCCAAATTCAAGAATCAATAAATCATTGAGAAAGTGGAATTGTTAGTATGCCAATCGAAGATATTCAACTAAAGCAATCAGATGCTTATCTCTCTAATCCAAATCTAAAGAGGGCAAACACAACTATTCAATGGACAGAAGAACAAGTCCTTGAGTTTTTAAAATGTAAGGATGATCCAGTATATTTTGCAAAGAATTATATCAAAATCGTTTCTTTGGATGATGGTCTAGTTCCTTTTAGAATGTATCCATTTCAGGAAAGACTTGTACAAAGATTCCATGAGCATAGATTTAATATCTGTAAGATGCCTCGTCAGACAGGTAAGTCAACTACCTGCGTATCTTATCTCTTACATTATGCAGTATTCAATGATAATGTAAATATTGCTATTCTTGCAAACAAAGCATCTACAGCAAAGGATCTATTAGGTAGATTGCAACTTGCATATGAAAATCTTCCCAAGTGGATGCAACAAGGTATTTTATCTTGGAACAAACAATCATTAGAACTGGAAAATGGTTCTAAAATTATCGCCGCCTCCACCTCTGCATCTGCGGTTCGTGGTGGATCTTACAATATTATATTCCTGGACGAATTTGCGTTCATTCCGAATCACATTGCGGATCAGTTCTTTGCTTCTGTTTATCCTACAATTTCTTCTGGTAAGTCAACAAAGGTAATTATTGTATCCACACCTCACGGTATGAATCACTTCTACCGCATGTGGCACGACGCCGAGAAGAGCAAAAACGAATATGTACCTACGGATGTCCATTGGTCGGAAGTACCTGGTAGAGACGCCAAATGGAAGGCATCCACGATTGCCAACACCAGTGAACAACAGTTTAAAGTTGAGTTTGAATGCGAATTCTTAGGATCTGTTGATACTCTGATCAATCCAACAAAACTAAGAACATTGGTTTATGAAGATCCTTTAAAGAGAAACAAAGGTCTCGATGTTTATGAAGATCCAAATGAAGACAACAATTATCTAATTACCGTTGACGTTGCAAGAGGAGTTGGAAGTGACTACTCTGCTTTTATAGTCTTTGATATCACTAATTTTCCTTATAGAACAGTTGCAAAATATAAGAACAATGAAATCAAACCAATGATGTTTCCCGCTGTTATTCATGAACTTGCAAAGGCATATAATGATGCTTGGTTATTGATTGAAGTAAACGATATTGGCGATCAGGTAGCAAATATTCTTCACTTTGATCTTGAGTATGATAATGTTCTGATGTGTGCAATGCGTGGACGTGCCGGACAAGTTGTTGGATCGGGATTTAGTGGTAAGAAATCACAACTTGGTGTTCGCATGACATCTTCGGTTAAAAAATTGGGATGCTCTAACTTAAGAACATTAGTTGAAGATGATAAACTTTTAATTAATGATTACGACATGATTTCAGAACTTACAACTTTCATTCAAAAAAGCAGATCATTTGAAGCAGAAGAAGGATGTAATGATGACCTTGCAATGTGCCTCGTTATATTCTCATGGTTAGTCGCACAAGATTATTTTAAAGAAATGACGAACAATGATGTTCGTAAAAGACTTTATGAGGAGCAAAGGAATCAAGTTGAGCAAGACATGGCACCTTTTGGATTTATTTTAGATGGATTAGATGATAATGAAGTTTATGTAGAACCAGAAACTGGAGATAGATGGATGTTTGCTACGGCAGAAAATCAAAATGAAACACTAGAAGTTTGGAATGTTGATGAGTATGGTGACCGATCTCATATGTGGGACTATCGCTAAAGAGGCAAAATTTATAAATACTTTTAGAATAATTCTGGACCTGGCGGGGAATACAAATGGCGCTAAATTTAGCATCTCCTGGAATTGTAGTAAGAGAAGTTGACCTAACAGTTGGGAGAGTCGGCCCAACTTCTAATAAAGTTGGTGCAATCGTGGCTCCTTTTGCAAAGGGACCTGTAGGATCACCAACTTTAGTGGAAACGGAACAAGATCTACTAAGCAATTTTGGAGAACCATATGCAGTTGATAAGCACTATGAGCATTGGTTAACTGCATCATCATATCTTGCATATGGTGGATCATTAAGAGTAGTGAGATCTGATGATGCAGATTTAAAAAACGGATTTGTTGGTAGTGCATCAAGCGTTAAAATTAAAAGTTTAGATCATTATAATGAATTGGGATTTAATGAAAATACAATTGGTGGCGTAACTGTTGTAGCAAGAAATCCTGGATCTTGGTCAAACGGGATTCGAATTGGAATGATTGATGCCAAGGCAGATCAAATTCTTGGTGTTACTACAACAAGTGTTGTTGTTGGACATGGAGTCACTCAATCAGTTGTAGGAAAGATTAGGGCGGGTGCTGGTGGAACATCGGTACTTGATGGATTCTTGAAGGGGATTGTTACTGAAATTGGTGCAGGAAACCTTTCAGTGAAGGTTCTAAGTCATGTATCTGTAGCAGGAACTGAGACTGTGGTTGATTATCAACCTGCAAGTGTTTACTCATTTACCGCTACTGGACAAATTGGAATTGTAACTTCTGGACAAAGTGCAGGAACAAACATAGTAACACCAGTACCAACTACACAATTGGATTGGTTTGATCAACAAAATCTTACAATTACTACAGCACCTGTTGGATCTGCAACAACTGAGGTAACAGTTCCTTGGAATACTGTTGCTGATCGCCCATTTACTTCAGAT